CCCTACTTCCCTCTACCCACAAGTAACTGTACACAACAAACCCGCTCTCACAAAAATAGGACAACCTGACAAAGTACGTGTTATTGCTGGAGTTTCTAAACTCCATGTTATACCTAGTGCTCAACGCTTCTGGCCTTTGTTCCGTGATTGGATTGAAAACAGAAAATCTCCAATGCTATGGGGATACGAAACCATTCTTGGTGGCATACAACGCCTCCACACAGATATGCTTCACACCCGCCTCATGCAACACACTTTCATTGCCATTGACTGGCCCAACTACGACCTCGGTGTATTACACACTGAAAGACAAAAATGCTACGAAACATACGAAACCTATTTCGACTTTGAAAACGGATACATACCAACCAAGTTCTACCCTAACTCATCCGCTGAAGAACAACATCTTCGCAATTCATGGGAATGGATCGTCGACGCGACGCACAACATGCCTATCGTGTTACCTGACGGCTCAACCTATATCATGAGTCCTAACCACTGGTTCGTTTACTCCGGTTTATTTCAAACACAAAGCGACGACTCTATCATCAATCATGCTCGAATCCTAACTATACTCTCTTCTCTTGGATTTGATATTACGACTGGTGTCATCCTTAAAGTTCAAGGTGACGACTCAATCGTTAAATTAATATTCTTCATTCCTCCATCTGAACATGACAATTTCAAGCAAGCTTTTAATATAAAAGCCTCGCACTACTTCGACACAACAGTACGCGAAGAAAAGATTGATATCAACAACGACGGACGATCTGAAGTCCTTGGCTATACCAACGACAACGGCTATCCTGTTCGTGATGAAAAGAAACTGCTTGCAATGCTGCTTCACCCCCGCGGCAATCCTACTCGTGCTAAACTGATGTCAAAATGCATCGGATTTATGTACGCGTCTGCTTACAAGCATCCAAACGTTACCAACGTTTGTAAAACAATCTGGGACCAACTGGAACACGAAGGAATCTCTCCCCTTCAGTGGCGAATCCAACGCGACGTCATCTTACAAGGCGACGCTGAATTTGCTATTCCAATGGACCACTTCCCTACCCTAAACGAAGTCACACGTCATCTAAGATGTCCTTATCAACGCACGCTTCTCGACGCAGAATACTACTTCCCTGCTTACACAGAAGAAAGCCACTTTTTAAGTACTTTTTAATGAATTGACCTCCCCTCGACCTAAAATTCGGATAAAAAAAAAAAAA